CAAAAAAGATGAAGTATACTACAAGAATACTAACGAAGAATATAATTACGCAGATGGTCAAGTTACAAGATCATGGGGAACTGCTACACCAAGAAGATTAGAAGATGAAAGTGGTGTAGATGACGAGGGAAATGAGTTCACTAATTATGGTTTAAAAACTGAAAAGAAAAGAATTGTAAAACAACAAGCATCAGGATTATTAGCACCGACAGATTGGTATGTAGTAAAAGCAACAGAAGTTGCTGATTATTCTGTGCCAGAAAATGTTACAACTTTTAGATCAGATGTTCGAGCAAAATCAAATGAAATGGAATCTCAAATAAATGCTTGTACTAATGTTGATGAACTAAAAGCATTATACGAATACACAACACAAGAAGATGGAACTCAAACAA